CCATAAAATCGAGAAACAATATGCGCTCGGTCTATATTTGCTTCTGCACCACAAGCCATACATCTATTGTTATTTCCATCAAACGCTTGCTCGTTTAAAACTGATTTTAGTGGGCTTTTTCCCCAATAATTGTATATCGTTTTTTTTATTGGTATTGACCTTTTTCCCATTCATTCCATCTCCTTTGCTTTAAATGCGGCTAAACGAATTGCTTCTCTCGCACTAGCAGTAATACTAGCGGCTAAATCTACATCAGCCCAACCAAATCCTTGAAAGGCAACAATGCCGTAAAATGATGCCATTAATCTTTTTACTGCCATTTGATTGTTATACCACTTGACATACTCATTTTTATCATCATTCTCTCTTGCTTCCTTCATAAGACGCTTATATTTGTTTCTTAAATCTTTCAATTCAAGAACTGCGCTAGGTAAAAGACCTAGATTATCTGTCTTATAATACAACATTTGTTCTCTATCAGTAATACTGAAATCTCTCGGTGTTAAAATATTTACACCAAATTCTGTTGGTTCTTCTGATTTAGTTTCCCATGAAATGTTTCTTGCAATCATCATTGAAGGATATAGTCCTGCAAAGTCAAAAGCAGCAACATTAAGATGTAGTCCATTTGTTTCTTCACTTAATGGGTCATAAATCATAGCACCATCATATTCTTGACGCTTCTCTACCTTTTCACCTGTTGGTGCAATCCATGTAGCATGACGCATAAAATAGATTGAACCCATATGACTTGCATAAAAGCAAGCACTAAATGGTGCAATTAGAAGTCTTTGTAATGCTACAATTGCTTCGCTACAATAATTTAACTCATCAATTTCAACCATCAATTCAACATCTATCTGAGCATATTTAAGATATGTTTCGGTGTCGTTTAACCAACCTTCTCGATAGAATACATTCGGGTCTGGGAACTTTTCACTAACAAGTTTCTTTCTTCCCAATACTGCTTCAGAAATGTAATCCAAAGACATTGATGGTAATGTTCCCCTTTGAGAGTCATTCCATTGTCTTTCAAAAGCAAGGTCTAAATTGAGGGTTATGCGACCCCCAATAGGCTGTTCAATTGGCCCGAACCCATTCTTGCCATAATTGAAAACAAAGCCGTTCTTAGTCCTCTTAATGCCCTTAATCTCAAGGATTGGAGACATGATAGTAGGGTTCAATCCCAAAGCACACGCACGTTCAAGCAGTTTAGGCAAATCGAATTTTAAACCAAACCATGCAATTAGCATATCAGGGTCTTTATCAACCATTGTTTGCATAAAGTTTTCAATCATAGCCTTTTCATTATCGAATTTAAAGATTGAATTATCATAATGAAGCATCTGTTCTCTATCAGTAACATACAAACGATTAAGTTGTATATCTTCTGGAAACCAGACCCATTGATAATACCTTTCATCATAATTATCATATATTACAATAGTAGTAATACAATCGTGATATTGTCCACCTTGTTGCCATTCCATATCCCAATACCATTTACGCATTTGATATTCTGGTAATGAACGTAAAGAATCAACTGCATATCTAAATGCATATGGAACATCTGCTTCAAAGGTTTTTACAAAAGAACGTCGAGCAGTATGAATGTCATCAGACTTATCCACATAAACTCTAGTTAATTTTTCACCTTGAAGATTGTACCAATCACCTTCTTCGTAAATGAATTCTCTTTTTACAAATTTAGAAGGATTGTAATACTTAGGTTGCTTATCAGAAGATAGGATATAAAAATAAGGAGTAAATTCGACAATTTGTTGTCTTTTCTCTCTACCCTCTCTCCATGATGTATATATGTGCTTTCCTGTATCTGTTTTACTTATTATCATTTTAATTACCTGCCGAAAACGGTGCTTTAATTATCATCCTGTCTTCTGCAACTAACAATAGTGGAAACTCGTCCTTCACATAAAAATTAATATTTGTCTTCTTCTTGAAGAACTTATGTAATGGGCCACTATATTCTAATGTTGCAGATTCACCAAAACAACTTGTTGGTGTAATTCTTTCTTCGTACTGATTCTGAATAGTTGCACCGCTTGAAAATGTAACGGTAGTACCATTGTAATCTAGTTTAAATGCTCCATGATTTGCTAATTCACAAGATGAAATACAATCAGCATAAACATCTTGACTTAGCACAAACGCACCCTCATATTTTGATTTACCAAAATCTGGTAAATTTGTAATTTCTTCTTCATAGGTAATATTGGATAACATACCTTGAAGTCGTGTAATTGCCGTCATATTAGGATGTTGAATTACTTTTGCAACACTAGCCTTCTTTGTTCCAGAACTAACTTGAATTGTATCATCTACAACAAAAGCAGTTAGTTCTCCGTATTTTTTAAGATACGGAACAAGAGTCTTAACATTACCAATAAACTCGCCATCTTCTGCACCTATCACTTCTAAATTAATATTCATAGCAAAGGTAGTATCTCCATTCCAAATGGATAGAGTATTACCTCTTAACTGCATTAAGAAATGTAATCCCATCGAATTGTTTGTAAAACCCGATGAAGTTAAGTATTTACCTTTACCTTGAATACTTTCTAATGCTTCTGTAATTTGTTTTGTATTTACTGCAAATTTCAAATCTTACCCTCCCGCAAATCAGGAATACCGTTCCAAACGATATTAGGTGGAATACCTTCACGAATAGTCCAACGTGTTCCGACTTTATTGCCATTGGTTCTTGAACCAATCAATTCAGCAACAAAGTGTATTTCACCCTTTACTTTTCTCTTAGAACAATGAATCTCTTGTTCTAGTTTTCCGCCCCAATCCTTCCATGCAGGTTGAATTCCAGTAGCAACATTATCTACATACTTTTCAGTTTCGTGAGTAATATAAATTACATCACACTTTAGATTAAAAATTGCTTCAAGTAAGTAATAGAAAGTTTTGTTTCTTGGGCCATATTGATATGGCATCATCTTTGTTACAACTGTTGGGTTTGGATTAACTTTGTAAATACATTTTTCAAACCATGTATCTACTCCATCCATCACAAAGATAGGTTTCTCGCCTTCTTCAATCTTCTGTCGAACATATCGAATGAAATCATGAGAGTTTTTCTCAGATGCATTAATATCAATTTTGTTCTCATTGTCTTGAACAATTGGGTCAAATACTTCAATGCGTTCTGTTGCATCATGGCATTCAATCCATGTAGATTCAACACCACTATCCCAATCTAAAACGTAAATCTTACGTTCTGGAAAATCTAGAGCAATACCAGTTTTACCTGTTTTTGGTTCTCCCCAAATTCCTAAGACCATTCGGCTTTTACGTTCTTTTCTTTTTTCTTCCATCAATTGTCTAAAGCGAGAATTGAAATCTTCTTGCTGCTTTCCAAAGTTAGTCGTCTTTTGTTCTCCTTTCTTATCTGTTATTCCCATAACTATCACCTAATTCATTTATATCTATATCTAATTCTTTACCATGCATTTTAGTCCATGCCATTAAGATAGTTGCTAATTCTAATTTATCGCAAATATATCTTGCTTCTTTAGTTGAAAAGTGCATCTTCAACCAATAAGTTCCATTTTCTTTTTCGTTCTTTCTCCATGTTAAGAAATCTACATTGGCTAAATCGACAATGTAGGCATCTCCTTTCAAAAGAAACCTTTCTTCTTTTAAATCCGTCGTCATAATTAAATCTCCGTAAAGGGCTTCGCACCCATTTGAGCATCAAATTCCTCTTAGTTCATGCTTACACTATTAGTCCCAAAGGAGGAATGTATCAGAACCAATCGAAGTTTTCTTCGACGATTTCTTCTACTTCAACAGGTGAACCTGTTCTTTGGACAACATATAGTCCAGAAACATTTATTGTTACTGGGTCGGCTTCTCCATCCACCATTCTTTGTGAAGTTCTTCCGATAACAATTACAGAAGAACCTACTCCAAAGTCAATTGTTAAATGACTTGGAATCCAACAAGTAGTCATGTTGGAATCATTATCATAGTCAAACTCAACAGTCATATCAGTTAGATTGATAATTCGATTACCATTTGCAGTTGGAGTCATATTCATATTACAAACTGTTCCATCTGTAATTACAAATCTTTCCTTTGCAGGTAATGTTTGTCGCTGAATGTGCGCTCTATCAATTTCAACCAAAGGAACAAGATGGCTTGAAAAGTTATCAACCAAACATTGTTCAAAGTCAAAAGATGAAACATCTTGATAGTTCTCGCTTTCAGGATTTACGTCTGAATGATTAATTAAACTGTTTAATGTTGTTTTAGTCATACCATAAATGGCTGAACCATCATCGCTTGGAATACAAGCAAAATGAATCCATTCAAAACAGTTTGGTGCAAAATCAACGGCAGGTTGATTCTTATACGAGAAAGTATAAGTTTTCATTTCCCCGCCATCAATAGAACCAAAGAAAACACCTGTTCGTCTAAATTGCTCCAATGGAAGAGGTTTTCCATAATTGCGGTTTTCTGCACCAGACATATATGTTGGTTGATTATCAAGCGGAATAACTGTTGTTCCATTTTCTAATTCTTCTGCACCTTCTGGAAGATTTGAAACAATCTTCTCTTGATACTCATTCTTGTGATAACGTGAAATAACCCACTTACCTAAAGCATTTTGAGTTGCTACTGCAACATGACCATCTTCAAGTGCTTTATCAGCATCACGAAGATATTCTTCTTTTGCTCGGTTTCTATTCCAACTCATCATATCTCTTGGTGCTTCTAAAGCAACAAAGAAACCAAATGCAGCCTTTACAAGACTTCCACCTGTATTTCCACCATTAGAGGTATTTACTTTCTGTTGTCGTCGGAATTGTGCAACAAAGTTTCGCCAAAGTGCTTTAGCCAAATCTTCTGTTGCTTCCACGTTATTCTCAACACAAATAGAATTGAATTTATCTGTTGCTTCTTCAACAGACATTCCAACAATTTGTGCGCCCTTTTCAATTTCTTTTTTCGTTTCGTCGTTCATATTTTTCACTTCCTTATTTTTTTGTTTCAGATTAACTGACCTACAAGCCATGAAATCAATACTCTTGGTGTCATGGTTGTGGAACGGTATTCGCTTTCTCCTATTGTTCTTAAAAACTTAAATTTAACATTTGAGTCTATTCCTTCTGATTGAATAATACTATCATGCATACCCATGCAAATTTCACGAACAGACCTACCCATGTAAATCATATCGTGAAGGGTTGCTAAGACATTTGTATCTTTATTCATTATCAAATTAATTATTTTAACATATTCTTCTAAATTCATCTCACTTTGTTTTTTGAGCGTGATATTTGACGATTTTGCCGCTTGAATTTCGGTAATCGCTCTACGAATATCACCATTCATTGAATATATAAAGGGTAACAAATCCTCATCCGAAAAACGATTAATGTTTTCGTTGGCTAAGATTCCCTTGATTACTTCTAAAATGACCTCATTAGAAAGAGGTTTGAAATGATAGTTTGCACATCGGCTTTGAAGAGGAAAGATAATTCTATTTCTATCATTACAAGTAATGATAAATCGAATATTAGAGGCATATCGCTCCATGATTCTCTTCAATGCATTTTGAGCATCGTTTGTCATTCCATCCATCTCATCTAATAAACAAATTCTAAATGGCACATCACCAATAGTTCCGCTTTGTGCAATTTGTTTAATTAGTGTTCTGACTGTTTCTAGTTTCCTATCATCTGATGCATTAACTTCAAAGAAGTTATCAGATGTATTATTACCTAATATTGTCTTTGCTAATGCTAAAGCAGCACCAGTCTTACCTGTTCCTGCTCTACCGTAGAATAACAAATTAGGTATATTCTTTTCTTCAATCCACGTTTCTGCATCCATAACAAAATGTTCTTGTCCTACAATATCACTTAGTTTAGATGGTCTATATTTTTCTGTCCATAACATATTTATTCACCATTAAAATAATCATTCAAATTCTTTATCTCCAATTTGATAGGAGCGTTTCTTCTCTTTCTAGGCTTTTCTAAACCTAGAATTCTACAATCGGTATTATTCAACCGTTTCATAGTATGTTTCTTAAACTCATCATCTTTCAATAACTGTTTAAGTATTCGTGTATCGGAATTTTTAATTCCTAGTTTTCTAGCCAAATAAGGAATCTTAGAATAAGTTCCTCTTTTTGGCATATTAACTCTACCAAAGGTTTTACCTTGATGGGCATAAGCCAACATTTCATAAAAGTATCTTTGACTCCATCTTCTCTTAACTACACCATCAACAAAGATTAATTTATTAGGATGCATATTTTCTGCTAGCCATGTCAATATTTGTGTATCTGATGGTTTGTTATAAATAAGTAATTTACAAACCAAATCTCTATCAGTCTGCTTAAGATATTCCATTACCAAAGAGTATGTATCTCTCTCAAATGTAAATGGTTCTTCACTTCTAGGAGCAAGTTCTTTAATTGACTCAGATAAGTATTTCTTAGAACCTGCTCTTTTAATTTGACAAAGAGACTTGATTTCTTTAGGGACACTTTTCTCATTAATAGAAGTCAAAACCACTTGACCTTTGTAATTTCTAATAACATACAGGATGTCATCTTTTCTAGGCTTGTAGTGAACATCTTCAATAATGATGCCACTATCAATATCAATAGCAAAAATATCTTTGACTTCGATTTCATTAGCATAGAATATCAAAGGTTCTTTTACAAAGGTCAAAGCCTTTGTTGATTTTCCTGTTCCTGTTTTTCCTGTTATTAGTATTGGTCTATTCTTATTCATATTAGTTAATCCCATTAACTTCACCTTTTTTAACGTGTGGGCCTGTAACATATTTATATGCTGCCTTTCTGCAAAAATCACAGCAATATTTTGTTTCTTGCTTTTTATGTTGTTTGAATTCAACACCACAAAAATTACAAGTAGTAGTCTTTAAATTTAAAATAAACTGTTTCTTCGCTGCTTCATCAAAGGCAAGAATTTGTTCTTTACTTAAGATTCCTTCCCTTGTCCTTTTTATTTTCCATACCCTCGACTTTCTACATTTAATGGAGCAATATTTTCTATTGTGTGTGGTTTTATCATAAATCTTACCACAGTTAAAACAAATCGCTTTTTCGATTTTCTTCTCCAGTCTTTTGATTCTGCGCTTTTCTTTTCGAACCTCGTTTTGTTTTGCCCTGTTACAAGATTCAGAACAAAACTTGTGATTACTTCTCTTACTAATAAATATAGAAGAACAGTATTCACATTTCTTTTCAGGAAACCAAATATTCATTAAGCCGTTTAAAATCTCAGGATTATCCTTAAATACTTCTTTCATCTGTTCTCTAGTTAAATAATTATTACCCATTATATTACACCTTTCAATTCAAACAATTTTTCCATTCCCTCTAATGTGAGGTGTTGTTTATTTGCAACAATATCAATTGCTTTTCTTACTTCAGACCATTCGCCTCTTAAGTCTGGTAAAGCATCTGGAATGATTTCAGATAACTTATACAGATTTAAAATGCCACCAATCTTAAGGATTGGTCTTGGTCTTGTTTTATGTTCTTCTTCTTTGAACGTGCTTTCTATTTCGTATTGTAATAGTGTTCTTTCTATTGCTAAAAGAAAGTCTCTATTACCTCGAATGTTTAGTCTTAGGCGAACTCTATATCCAATCTTAGATTTGTCACACCTACTTAAATGTAAATCAAACTTTGAACAACTTAGAATGATTCCTATTAACATATCTTTAGAAAACATTTAATCACCCTTTTGTTCAATAGTTTTGACTACTATAAAATCATATTCGATGTTCATTTCATACAGTCCCATCTCTAAGACCTGCCTTAGTAATTCCATCTGCTCAATAGCAATAACACCTATAATAAAATGTAGCATAAACTTGTATTGCATATCTTCTTGTTGTAAATCATATGGTAAATCTTCTTCTACTTCATATGTAAATCCCATAGCCTGTTCGTCTAACAATATTACATCATTTACAGTTAAAGCCAATTGCATGGCAATTCTAAAAGCAGTTCCTATCTCTTGACTGATTAAAGTATCAGTATTAAAAATAAATTCAGTAGCCTCTTGATTTTCCTCAAGAAAGACTTCTAAATCATTCATCATTTAATTCCCTCATATGTTGAATTTGAGAAGGCCAATAACCGTTTGTTGATTGAGAAGGATGCATTTCCCACCAATACAGATGCCCCGCAGTAAGGGATGAATGGTTCTTCTTTTTAGCATTTTCTTCTGCACCGATTACTAAATCCTCTATTGCTCCTTCAATCCAAAGTTTAAGAAAACCTATGAAATCTCTTGATACTGACATATCTGTATATTCTTTAACCATCGCTCTTAAAGATATTTTACCAGACACATTGAACTTAGGTAATGATTTAACTTCGGGAACGATGAATTCTCCTTCATCATTAAAGTAAGGAACTCTTTCAACGCTCATCTTTCTTGGTCGCCCTTTAGGATTAACCATATCTTTTAGATGAGCCATCCCATCTTCAATCTTCATAACCATGTAGGTATTACCATCAATCAAAGTTAGTTTTCCCTTTTCAATCATTTTGAACACCCTGCTTCAATACGGACTTGACTACATCTAAATCGGCCTCTTGTTCTAAAACTTTTAGAGCGAGATTAAATACTTCCATAAGTCTTTGATTCTCCATCAGTAGTGCTTGGTCGGTCTTTAATCCTAATTTTAGATGCTTTATAATCTTTTTACCTATATCTGGTTTAACTGCATTAGGACTGTGTTCTAATCTAAGAGCCAAAAGATGGTCATGTAGGCTATTCAATCTTTCTTTGATATGCTTTAATTTTTGATATTCACCTTTGATGAAAAGACCCACTTTCTTTTCAGTCATTGCTGAAATCTTAAAACATCTACCATTGCTATCACTAATATATTTGTTACTGTATGTCATGCTAATTCCTCCATTCTTTTTATTGTGTCTATGTCGCTTACAAACTTATCCTCTCTGATTCTTTGACATCTAGGAAATCTGAGAGATAGATTACCCTTTGCATCTTTGCTGACTAAATCAGCCCTAATTTCCAAAACTACTCTAGGAAGGAAATTATACGTTCCATCCTTAAATGACTCAACATTTTTTCTTAGAGTATTTGTTAGTGTTATTAATTGAATATCTGTGAAACCACTTCCACACCATCCAACAGAAGTAAAACCATTATCCGATTTCACTGCTATTTCAAATGTAGCAAATACATTTGCGTTCTTTCCATCACCATATTTTGCTGAAATAATAACTACGTCTAAATCAATTAGAGGTGGTTTATACTTAGCCCAATATTTTGACCTTTTACCAGATTCATAAGGTGCATCTGCATCTTTTACAATAATACCTTCAAAGCCTTCATTGATTGCTTTATTGTAAAAAGCCATTACATCGGTTGTTGAACGTTCGGCTTGGTCTGGTAATTTATTCATTTCAATCAATCGTTGAGAATAAGGCAAATTCATTATTGTTACGCCATTATACATCAGACAATCGAAGATGACCCATTTTACAGGACACTTAGAGATTGCATCTGCTTTGTCCTTAGAATGGACTCTTGTTCCTAATTTGGAATGTGGTGCGGGTGAACCACCCTCAAGTATAGGATAGATTTCTCCATCCAAAATAAGTTCATCAACCTCATAGTTTCTAACTACTTCTGCTACATCGGTAAATTGTTCTGTAACAATATTACCTTTCCTATTGAATATAATTACACTATCTTTATCCTTATGGATTTGATAACGATTACCGTCATACTTAAAATCTACAATCTTATTACTAGGCCATTGTTTCATAGGCAGAGATTTAGCCAACATAGGTTTGATAAAACTACCATGAGTTAAATTCATTGGCGGTTCTTCATTCATCTCATAATATGAGATAACATCACTAAGAGTATTGAAGTTACAATGCTTCTTTACTTCTGATATTTTCTTTCCATAATGTTTTGCTAATACCTTTTGTAGTGTTGCAGTTTTAATACCGTTACGACTAGTTCTTAACCAGTATCGAATAAACCACTTTACTTCAATATCAGACATATTGTATATGTGTTCTTGAATTAGGTCAAATGAATTAGATACAATATTAGAACAATCAAGTTCTAAAAGGGTCTTGAAGGTTTTGATTGTATAAGTGTTTTCTTTGTTAGAAGAATCTACCCAATACATCGCTTCTCCCAAATCTCCATAAGTATCATATTCTGTTTGAATTTCAGATTCAAATACGTCATATACTTTTGCCATCCATTTCTTAGCCTTTGCCAAACCAATATTGTTTGGTTCTAACTCAAGAGATAAAATACTAAATAGTATTTGTTTATCCTCAAATCTTCCCATTTCCCTTGAAAGGAATGTTACCGCTTGAGTTGGAGTCATAAACTCGCTCGCTTGTAGTAATCTCGCTAATTGTTTCATTGTCATCTATCATCACTTCCTTATTTTTATTTACTTCTTTTATCAATTGTTTGAGTA